TACGCCACGTAAAAAAGGTGGTGGAGCTTCCAGAACCTCCGTCCTTCTGTCACGAGCCCGTGGACGATGGGAAATCTGGAAACAAAAAGCTCGCTACGGGTTGCTCGTACTGCGGTTACAAGCTCCACTGTTACCCCACCTTAAGAGGATTTATTTATTCTACTGGTGTAAGGTTTTTAACAGAGGTTGCTAATGAGCCTAAGGTTCCTGAGCTTCAGTTGAGAGAAGTCTCATGACAGAAGATATGTTTGGGTTTTCAGATGTTAGAAAGCCCAACTCAGGAGATACACGAGTATGTCACACTTGTGGGGAGGAGAAGCACAAAGATGAGTTTTATAACCACAGTCTCCGTCCCGGAGGCAAGAGTTGTTACTGCATCCCTTGTCAAAATAAACACAGTGCTGATCTAGCAAAAGTCCGTAAAACAGCACCACCCACTCCAGAGGCTTGTGAGTGCTGTGGTCGGACTGGTGTTAAACTCTTACTAGACCATTGCCATGAAACAGTCACATTTCGTGGTTGGATATGTGGGAAGTGTAATACAGGGATTGGGTCACTAGGGGACACTTTAGAAGCCGTAGAAAACGCTTGGAGGTATCTACAGAATGTCAAAGAAGGGCAAGCCTCCTAAGGGCTACGACAGTTGGTTTGAGTATGAGTTGCACATAGGGGTGCTCAAGGACTGTGAGTACCATACGGATTTGGTTGCGTACACGCAGGAGAAGATGTACGAGCCTGACTTCCGCATCGGAGACTACCTGATCGAGGCCAAGGGTCGCTTTAGGGACTCTGAGGAAGCACGAAAGTATGTAGACATACGAAAGAGTTTAATATTTGAAGAGTTGGTGTTTGTGTTTTATCACCCAGACACCCCAATGCCAAGAGCAAGGAGACGAAATGATGGGACTAAGTTCACAATGGCTGAATGGGCTGACAAAAATGGTTTTCGGTACTACACGGTCGAAACCATTACTACGCTACTTAAGGAAGCGAAAGTATGCTAACACTTACCGACGTGTGTGATCGTTTGAAACAACAGGATGAGATAAGTGTCCTAGAGGTTCTTGAGATTACGTCTCAAGACCTCGTAGATCGCTTTCAGGACAAGATTGAAGATAAGTTAGATTACTTTATAGAGGATTTAGAAGATGAGTCGTAGATTTGATAGTGTCTTTGAAGATGAAGACGATAAAGCATATATGGTCTTTGAGTTTCGTAACTGTGGTAAGTCCGTTAGGTTAGACAACAAGTATGACTATGATGTGACTTGGGATGAAATCTTACAGGATGTCGTACAGTGCCTTGAGGGTTCCTATGGCTACTCATTTAACCTAGATGACTTGAGCATCTACACGAGGAAGACCGATGAGTGACCTTACTGAAATGGCACGAGAGTATCAATTAGGTGGTAGTCACTACACAGACAAACAGATACAGCCTTGGGACGCTATGGAATGTTGGATGTCAGAAGAACAGTTCCGTGGATTTATTTTAGGTAATGTTATCAAATATGTAGCGAGGTTTCAGGAGAAAGGTGGTAAGTTAGACCTGCAAAAGGCTCAACACTACCTAGACAAATTGATTGAAATCTGGTAAAATAGTGGGTTCGCCCTTGTGATTTATCGACATCGTTAATATCGTTGCAAGGGCACCACACAAGAAGAACATTGGAGAAGTGAATGACAACCTACCTAGGGATAACGATTGACTATGAAAGAGATAATCGCCTCAGTGACCAAGCAGTTACACTTATGCGTGACTACTATATGTATGACCATGAGACATCACCTCAAGAAGCCTTTGCTCGTGCTAGTGTGGCCTATAGTGGCGATGACCTCGATTTTGCACAGCGTATTTATGACTACGCTTCAAAAGGTTGGTTTATGTTTTCGTCGCCTGTGCTCTCAAACGCACCTGACGCAGTACGAAACAATAGGGGCTTGCCTATTAGTTGTTTCCTTACTTACGTGGGGGACAATCTTGATAGCCTTATTGAACATAATGGTGAAGTAGCGTGGCTTTCCGTAAAGGGCGGCGGTGTGGGTGGGCACTGGGGGGACGTGAGAGGGATCAGCGACAAAGCTCCCGGCCCGATCCCGTTCATGAAAGTAGTGGACAGTCAGATGACAGCCTACAAGCAGGGGAAGACAAGGAAGGGAAGTTATGCGGCGTACCTAGACGTAAGCCATCCTGACATCGAGGAGTTCATTTCATTTAAAGTACCGACTGGTGGTGACATCAATCGTAAATGTTTTAATTTGTTTAACGCAGTCAATGTGACTGATGAATTTATGGAGAGTGTAATCAATGATACAGAATGGCAACTTACAGACCCAAACACAGGAATTGTTAGAGATACAGTCCAAGCTCGTAAACTGTGGCAACGAATCCTTGAAGCTCGCTTCAGAACTGGCAGTCCTTACATTAACTTTATCGACACAGCCAGACGAGGCTTACCAGAAGCTCAAAGAAAACTTGGATTGTCAATTAATGGTAGTAACCTCTGCAACGAAATCCATCTCGCAACAAGTGAAGAACGCACAGCAGTCTGTTGCCTCTCCTCAGTCAACCTCGAAAAGTACGACGAGTGGAAAGCAAGCGGAATGGTTGGAGACCTTGTCAGACTCTTGGACAACGTCCTTCAATACTTTATTGACAACGCACCAGAAGAACTATCAAAAGCTGTCTACTCAGCTTACAGAGAACGTTCAATCGGCCTTGGAGCTATGGGATTCCACGGCTACCTCCAAAGCAAAGGGATAGCGTGGGAGTCATGGCAGGCCGCAAGTGAGAACTATGGAATCTTCAAAGACATCAAGTCCCAAGCTGTTGAAGCAACCTACCAACTCGCTGTGGAGCGTGGCGAATGTCCTGATGGAGTGGGTACAGGTGTTAGGAATATGCATCTACTTGCTATCGCTCCTAACGCTAATAGCTCTATTCTGTGTGGTTGCTCTGCCAGTATCGAGCCTCGCATTAGTAATTGCTATGTACATAGGACTAGAGCAGGTAGTCACACTGTACGTAATCCGTACTTGGAGGAGGTCTTAGATGAACACAAGCAGAATACCAAGAAAGTATGGGCGTCTATTATTGAGGCTGAAGGCTCAGTACAGCATCTGGAGTTCCTCAGCGTGGGAGAGAAGGATACCTTCAAGACCGCATTTGAACTGGATCAAACGTGGGTGGTTGAGCACTCAGCAAAAAGACAAGAGTTCATCTGCCAAGGACAATCCGTCAACGTATTCTTTCCATCAGGCACGGACAAGGCTCTCGTCAACCAAGTTCACCTTAAGGCTTGGAAGGATGGCCTCAAGGGTCTCTATTATCTCCGTACCACGTCTGGTGTTACGGCAGAGAAGGTCGGCACTAAGATTGACCGGAATGCGCTCAAGGACTTTACCGGAGACTTAGAGGAGTGTGTATCATGTCAGGGGTAGTTTATAAAATGACTCATATGCATACCATATGTACGCAATATGGTACATATATAAACCAATCAAGGAGAAGAACACATGAGTGACACTAAAGACATTCCACTCATTACAGTGACAGAGCTTACAGAGAATGAAGATGGCTCTGCCACTGCACAGGTTGATACAAGCCCTGAAGGAACTCGTATGCTTGTAGAGCTTGGCATTATCTCACTGCTTGAGAAGGCTATTGACAAGGACAACACGGAGTATACGATTAAGGATGGTCTACACGAATAGCGCAGAAAAGTGTATAACATATTGTCTATAACGTGTTAAAAGAAGGGTGAAAGGATAACATATGATCCAAGAAGCACAAAACCTACTAAAGCGATTAGACCTCATTAAAGACTCTGATCCGTTTAACAAGAGGTTACTGAATGATTGTTTTGATACCACTGTAAAGCTTTTACAAGAAGTCGAACGACTACAGTACCACAACAATAATCTGATGAATGTAATCTATCAGAACCAAGGAGAACTAGAAAACACATGAGTTTACTTGAGAGCAATACGACCTACAAACCCTTTAGCTACCCTTGGGCAGTGACTTACGCCACAGAGCACGAGCGTATCCACTGGATCGAGGACGAACTGGAGTTACAGACTGATGTCAACCATTGGAAGTCCGGTGCACTCTCAGAGAATGAGAAGAACCACATCACCCAGATCCTGCGGCTTTTTA